CGTCAGAAATTGATGCTCTTCGAAGTAGGTTAACCAATCTTACGGGTCTTCCTAAGATTATGGAAACTATGGCAGCCGAAACAAAAGAGCTTAACCGCTCTAACGAAACAGCAGCCGTAGGGAAACGATTAGAAGAGCTTAACTCTTTCATGAGTTCTACATCTAACTCACAAGAGCTAAACAACCTATTTAAAGAAACATTAGCTAAGCTTGAAGATCCATCATTATCAGATGAAGAAAAGAAGTTACTCGATGAACAAATAGATGCTATTAATGATGGTGCACAAAGCGAAGAGAATCGCCGCGAAGCAGCTAAACTTGCTGCAGAGAACAACTCTCGCCTATTCCAAATGGCTGAAGGCATCGAAGGAATGGGGAACAAGTTTGATAAGTTCTCTGATAACTTTAAGAAAGGTGCAGGTTTAATTGGTGCTCTCGGTGCTATTGGCATGCTTCTCTTTTCTCCAGAAACCTTATATAAGATAGTCGATTCTGTTATTAACTTCTTTGATGATATGTACAAGACCATCCAAGCTATTGTTGGGGGCGATTGGGGAACAGCAAAAGATCTTGTAATGGATAACCTTAAAGGTATAGGTATCGCTGTAGCAGGCTTCTTTGCTATATTCGGCGGTACTATTATGAGAGGTATAGGATCTGTTCTTAAAATGGCTCGTACCTTTGGTCAAACCGTAGGCAAGCTCGGCAAAGTCTTTGGTAAGATCTTTCTACCCTTTACAATTGCTATGGGTGCATTTGCCGCTATAACAGGTTTTATAGAAGGGTTTAAAGAAGGTGGCATACTCGAAGGCTTAAAGCAAGGTATTATTAGTCTATTCGATACGCTAGTTGCTGCTCCTCTCGACCTCTTAAAAGATGGTGTAGCCTGGGTATTAGGTAAGATGGGATTCGAGAATGCTGCAGATGCACTAGAGTCATTCTCCTTCTCTGATCTCTTTACATCAATGATAGAAAAGCTATTCTCTACAGTATCATCGGCAATAGATTGGATAGGTAGTATCTTTAATGTAGACATTGGTGGTATGCTTACATCGATGTTAGAAGGACTAGGCTTCGCAGCAGGCTTTATAGCAGACATTATCTTTGCCCCAATAGATGCAGCTATAAACTGGGTTATGGGTATGTTTGGCTTCGAGACACCTGAAGAAGGCTTCTCGCTTAAGTCAATGATAATGGATGGTATCGAAAAGGTTAAAGACCTTTTTACCTCAATGCTAGACTTTATACCATCGTTCTCCGATATTAAAGAAGGCCTACTTGGTATGATGCCTTCTTGGATGAAGAAGTTCATATCTGACGATGAGCCAGAAGAAGCTGAGGTGGAGGAACCTCCGGGTTTAAAAAGATCCCGAGCTCGCCGTTCAGAAGCCATGGAAGATAGGGAAAGTATTGACTCAGAAAGTGCTCTAGAAACAAGACAAAGTATTGAGGCAGAGACACCTGGAACAGTATTAGAAACAAGACCAGCTACAGAAAGATCTCAAAGAATGATTCGAGGTAATGACGATGAATCGGTTTCTCGTATCTCACAAAGCACCGAATCTACCCCTCTAGCACCTCGTATAGAGCCCACTACGACACCTGGAGCAGTACTCTCATCTACTAACGACATGATGGATAAGAAAGCGGAGGCAGCTTCACAGACTAATATGACTATCATTCAAGCTACTGGCGGTGGTGGTGGCAAATCAGGCGGGAACGTTAACTCAGCTACAGCTATAACCAATAACATCTCACAGGGTATATCTGCAGATGATTTCCTTCGCCGAGACTTTGTAAACGGTTTCTAATCACACATAAAAAAAGGAGCCGATTGGCTCCTTTCTCTACTTCCTTCTATTAACTCTGAGTAGCTAGCTTTTGAAAGTAGCTAAGAGTATCGTCTGCATCATCATCCACTGAAGAGACTGCTACACCTGGAGATTGCTGAGCTGCAGGAGCTGGCTCGTTCCATGGTGGTGAGTTATCAGTTTCATCGAGTGAGATAGACTCTGCTGTAGTCATAACTTGAGCTTCTCCTAACACCTTGTTTAGACGCTGCTTAAGTTCTTCGTAAGACTTATAGTTCTTAGGATCCATAAAATCCTGTAGGCTATAAAGCTTATTGTAGATAGCTTCGATTTCAGTATCATCTTGAGAGATTGCTGATTGGCCATCGAACTCTGACTTATCATAGTTAACCCAACCATCTACCTTACGAATCTTAATCTTAAAGTTTGCACCTTCCCAGAAATCGAATGGATTAACTGGTTGTTCGTCTGCAAACTGTGGCTGCATAACATCCATAACTTTATCAAAGATCTTCTTGCCAAACTTATAAAGGAATACTTTACCTTCGTTTTCTGGCTTAGCAGGATCAGAGATAACCTGGATATTCGCTACATAATGTAGACGACGCTTACGCTCGCGAGCGAGTGCTTTGTCTTCATCACGACCGGTGTTCCAAAGTACAGTATTCATTTCAGATACTGGATCTTGTTGACCGATAGAGGTGAGTGAGCTTTCGATGTACCAAAGACCGCCAGGACCTTGGAAACCGTGATCCCAATAACGAACCCATGGGAGTTCTTCATTGGCTGGAGCTGGTAAGAATCGAATTACTGCATAACCATTACCTGCTTTATCAGATGTTGGCTTCCAGAACCGATCGTCTACATAGCTTTTGTTTTGTTGCTGTCCACCACCAGACTGTTCTGCTGCTGCAGTAAGTGTTGAAATGGCTGATGAACGATTACGCTTGAGGTCTGCGAATGACATAGTATTACTCCGTATTATTTGTATTTCTGAATTATCCACTTTCTCATAATATAGACTACATTATACCATACTTTCGTTAGGATGTAAACACCTTAAGAATGATTTTTTTCATCCTGTCTGCGTTACATAAAACGAAAGGGGTATACTTACGAATCTTTCGTGAGAGATCTGGCCACACGATAGTTTCCGTAATTTCTTTATCAGCCTTATCCATAAAGCCGACTAATCTGTTTAATATAACAACTGTCTCTAATGATATATCACCCTGCATGTACTTTTCTACAATCTTGGGATGTCCGTTGATCTTAAACAAGTCATCAAATGAGGTTGCCTCCTCTGATAGCTTATATAGGTCCTGCTCGAAGATATACCCTAGGCTTTCATTTACTTTGATCCAGTCGTTATAAGGTCCATCATTAGATATCATATCGCCAATCCATTTATTATCTCTAATGAAGTGGGATATGTAATAAAATTTAAGCTGTTCTGCTGTCTCAAATCTTTTACCAATCTTAGCGAAAAAGTATTTATCCTTTCTTTTCCAAAACGATTGTGGCTTAGCAGAAGTCTTATAGTTGTACTTTACTGCATCGTAGCTATCACTTTCAAAGTGTAGTTTAATTGCTTGGTATAGACTAAAGGCTTCAAAGGGTTCCATAGTTCTCATATAGGCAACATGGTTGTATTAGTAGTAGGGGTTTTTACTAGATTAGAACGTGCTGCTTCAGCCTCGATTTTAGAATAGAGAGAAGGAGATATTAACCTTCCAGCATCTTCTGGAGGGAACTGATGGTCTTCACACACCTTAATACATGCATCAATATAGCTTACTTCTAGACCTTTAGCCATACGATTCTCTACTTCTTCAGAGAATCTTTTCTTAGTTAATATCTTGTTTTCAATCATATTAGTTCCATTTATAAAATACATGATCACCTATATAGGCGACTCTATTTAGCGTATAAGCCCAATCAGGATCTACGTAGTTAGCATGATAATGCGTTGCTCCGTGGGTGATATCCTTATTAGAATTCCAGAGAAGTAAAGCTTTTTCTGTTATATCTTGTACACGCATATATGCTACACTATCTTTAGGGTTATCAGATTTGCCGTCGCAGTACCAGGAGAACTGACACTGATTGAGTATAATCCTACCCCTATAATCGGTCTTACTTTGCTTAATAACATCACAGACGTTATTAGGATAGCGCCGATCTTTTAATCGATTGAGAGTAACCATAACTACTCCCATTATAGCTTCTTCCTCTTGATTCCTAGCTTCATAATAGCTATTCAATACCAAGCAACGAAGATCTTGCTCTGCTAATAGATCTGAAGCTTTAATTGGTTCTTCTATTATATAGGAGAAGTCCAAGTAGCTATAGGGTAGTTTAGATTCTTGTACAGCAGCTTGGGGTTGGGAATAATCCCATCCGAGTGCTATACTTATGAGGCCGATACACGTAACAAGACACAGTCCTTGTTGATCCGCCCATTTGGTTCGCTTGTCTTTGTAGTTAATTTTTGCCATTCGTTATCAATTTGCCTCGGTGTTTTAGACTGTACAATTGACAGGAACTCGTCAGGCTTTCGTAACCTTACCTTACGTGATCCACCCCCGAAATTTTGCAATGAAGTACCTTTCACCTCAAATCCATTAACTGACTCGGAAACATATTCAGTTAACTCTCTTGTTTTAACGTTAAAGACATATAGTCTCATAGCGCCAACGATTATAGCAGGAATTACCGAAACAATCTTAAATTCGTTATCTTCCTTGCAGTATGAAAGCTTAGACACTTGCTTATCAGCAGCCTGAGGTTTCTTAACACGAGCCTTACGTGTTGCCTTAGCAGCACTCTTGATTTTATCTAAATCAACGAGCATTGCCTCGCATGTCTTAATCCTAGCTTTGAGAGCAGGCTTTGTAAAATGCTTATATGCTTCCGTAG